CTACAAAATCAATAGTAAAACCCAATGTTCCAAGAGTATTAATGGGCAGGGGCGGTTACATGAGTAATGAAGAGCGTATCAAGAAAGATGAAGAAGAGTTTCTTGCTATGAAAAAAGAAGCGTTAGGCGAAGAATATGAAGAAAGTACTGAAGATCAACCCAGTAGCGAAGAGTCTAAAGCTGAACCAGTACAGACAGAAAGTGATACCAAACAAGAAGAAAAACCAAAAGCAGAAGCACAAGAAGATGACACTGAACTAGGTCCAGAAGAAAAAAACTTTAAGAAACGTTATGGTGATCTGCGTAGACATACTCAGAAGAAAGAAGAAGAGTTTACTTCAAAACTAGAAGCATTACAAGCACAGCTAGATAAAGCAGCAAACAATGAACTTGTACTACCTAAGTCTGAAGAAGAACTAGAGGCTTGGTCTAAACAGTATCCTGATATAGCAGGTATCGTTGAGGCTATCGCTGACAAGAAATCTAAAGCTACAGCAAAAGATCTTGAAGCACGTATGGCAGAGTTTGAAGAGTTACGTGTAACTGCTACAAAAGAAAAGGCAGAAGTAGAACTTGTTAAAATGCATCCTGACTTTATAGAAATACGTCAAGATGATACATTTCATACATGGGCAGAGGACCAACCTAAGTGGGTACAAGATGCTTTATATGAAAATGTTGATGATGCAAAATCTGTATCACGTGTAATAGACCTGTATAAAATAGACAAAGGCATTACTAACAAGAAGAAAGTTAAACCTTCAGAAAAAGCAGCAGCATCTTCTGTTAAAACAAAAAGTACAGCAGCGCCAGAACCAGATGAGGCGGCTAATCATATTCGTGAATCTGAAGTAGAAGCAATGAATTTAAAAGAATACGAAAAGCGACAAGAAGAAATACTAGACGCTCAACGTAATGGAAGATTTATTTACGATATATCAAGAAAGTAGTTGACATTCTTGCTCACGTAGATACAACTATGGCATATACACAATAATTAAAGTGTGTATGCTTAATCAAGCACTAGCCACACAAAAGAACTACCTCTAAGTATAGGCCCAGCGCAAAGAGAAAGCGCATTCTCAAAGCATAGCTGACTACCCTAAAACAAAGAGCCTCTTCATGGTGGATATGTAGTGTACTAAACCCACGCCATATCTATAAGGAGATTTAACTATGGCTATTACATCAGCAAGTGGAGGCTTTTCAGGCAATTTCAGCCCGATAATGTACTCCAAACAGGCACAGATTGCTCTAAGGAGAGCAGCCGTGACTAACGCAATCACAAACAACTCTTACTTTGGAGAGATTGCAAATCAGGGTGACGTTGTACGCATCCAAAAAGAACCAGACGTAACTGTTAACGCTTTACAGCGTCATACAAACTTAACTGTACAGAAGTTAGCAGACGGAGACTTCTCGTTAACCGTTGACAAAGCTAATTACTTTGCTTTTAAAATGGATGACATCGAAGAGCAGTTCTCACACGTTGACTTCGTAAGCCTAGCTGCAGACAGAGCAGCTTACAAAATGGCTGACTCACTAGACGCTGACGTTCTATCTTACATGTCAGGTTACTCAGCAGCAGGTGCGGTAACCACATCTGTATCTGGTACTGCACAGCACCCAGTATCAGGTGAGATCAACGGTGAATTTTTAAAGACTCACCAGTTGAAGAAAGGTGACTTCGCAAGCATTACTACATCAAGTGCTGGTGACCATTCAATTCCATTGGCTATTCGTCTACCAGGCATAGCAACTGCGCCAACAGCGACAGTAACACCATTAACTGTTATTGCACGTATGGCTCGTACTATGGATGTAGCAAACATTGACTCACGTGATCGTTACTTAGTTGTTGATCCAATCTTTGTTGAAATGCTAAAAGACGAAGATTCACGTCTATTGAACGCTGACTTTGGCGGCAATGGTGAGCTAATGAATGGCTTAGTTGCAAATAACCTACACGGTTTTAAAGTGTACGTTACCAACGCACTTCCTTCAAAAGGAACAGGTGGAGGAACTTCAGGTGCAGCAAACCAAGACGCTAACTTTGGTGTTATCCTTGCAGGTCAAATGGATGCGGTAGCTACTGCAGAGCAGATCAACAAGGTCGAAAACTACAGAGATCCTGACTCGTTCGCAGACATTGTACGTGGTATGCACCTATATGGTCGCAAGATTCTACGCCCACAAGGGTTAGTTTCTGCCAAATACAACGTAGCATAATTATAAGTTAAACTTAGAGGCTGGCTTTTGCTGGCCTCTTCGTGCATTTAACAAAGGGATATTCTCATGGGTACTATTACTACAGCAATGTGCAACAGCTTCAAGCAAGAGCTACTTGGGGGTGTTCACGACTTAGACACACACACGCTAAAGATAGCGTTAATTAAACCATCGCCTTCAGGCACTTTTAATAAAGCTACAACTAACTACTCTCAGTTAACAGGTAGTTCAGATGAAGCCACAGGAACAAACTATACTGCAGGAGGAAATGTACTAGACTCCCCTGCAATAGCTTTGTCTGGAGATACAGCTACTTTAGATTTTGCAGATGAAGTATTTGCTAATCTAACATTGTCTGCTGCTGGGGCTTTGCTCTACAACAGTTCAGCAAGTAATAAAGCTATAGCTGTATTCTCATTCGGCGCAACAGTTGCTGCAACAGCAGGTGATTTCACAGTTATTTTTCCCACAGCAGACGCCTCCAACGCAGTAATACGTATAACATAATTAGGAGACTAGCATGGCTCTTATTGTTGTTGATAGAGTTCAAGAAACGACAAACACTACTGGCACAGGCACATATACACTAGCAGGGGCTAAATCAGGTTTTGCTAGTTTTGCTGGTGTTGGTAATGGAAATACAACATATTATGCTTGCACTGATGGTACTAATTTTGAGGTAGGAATTGGTACATACACAGCTTCTGGTACTACACTTGCACGTACAACTATTCTAACAAGTTCAAATAGCAATAATCCAGTATCTTGGAGTTCAGGTCAAAAAGACATTTTCGTTACACTTCCTGCTGCTAAAGCTATGTTCGAGGATGCTTCAAATAATGTTGCCATAGGAAATAATATAACTGTTGGTGGCACTGTAGATGGTAGAGATTTAGCTGCTGATGGAACTAAGCTCGATGGAATAGAAGCCAGTGCAACAGCAGATCAAACAGCAGCAGAGATAAGAACCTTAGTTGAAAGCGCATCAGATAGTAACGTGTTTACTGATGCTGATCACACAAAACTTAATGGAATAGAAGCATCTGCAGATGTAACTGATTCCACCAATGTAGCTGCTGCAGGAGCCTTAATGGATTCTGAAGTCAGTAACTTGAGTGATGTTAAAGCGTTTGATGCAGCCGATTATGCGACAGCAGCGCAAGGTACTTTGGCAGGTAATGCTTTACCAAAGTCTGGCGGTACAATGTCTGGTGATATTGATGGCAACGGAAACAAAGTTTTATTTGCTAACTTGTATGCTCAACTGTCAGACTTACCCAGCGCATCAACCTATCATGGTATGTTTGCTCACGTACACGCTACAGGTTTAGCTTACTATGCTCACGGTGGTGCTTGGATACCTTTAGCTAGTCTAACTGGTGCTGCTTTTACAGGTGCTATTACTACTAGCTCCACGTTTGATGGTAGGGATGTGGCTACTGATGGGGCCAAGCTTGACGGCATAGCCGCAAGTGCTAACAACTATGTTCACCCTAACCATAGTGGCGAGGTTACAAGCTCTGCTGATGGTGCAACAGTTATTGCAGATAATGTAGTTGATGAGGCTAATCTAAAAGTAAGTAATACACCTACTAACGGATACTTCCTTTCAGCACAGTCAGGAAATACAGGTGGCTTAACTTGGGCAACTCCTCCTGCAGGGTATTCAAATAGTGACGTTGACTCTCATCTTACCACCGCAGGAATTGATTTTAACGACAATGTAACAGCACGTTTTGGCACAGGACATGACCTACAGATTTACCACAATGGAACAGATAGTGTTATTCAAGAACAAGTAAGCACTAGAAGGCTTTTAATAGCTGCGGATGAAATAGTTTTAAGAAAAGGTGATTTATCCGAAGATATGGCTAGGTTTTATAAAGATGGAGCCGTAGAACTTTACCACAACAACTCTAAAAAGTTTGAGACTACATCAAGTGGTGCGACTATAACTGGAACGTGTACAGCTAGTGTTTTTAACGCTACTTCAGACGCAACTTTAAAAACAAATATTGCACCAATAGAAAACCCACTATCTATTCTAAAGAAAATAACAGGTGTTTCTTTTGACTGGAAAAATAACGAAGGTAGTGCCGAAGGTGTATTAGCTCAAGATGTAGAACAAGTCCTGCCCAACGCAGTTAACACAGATGAAGAAGGTAAGAAGTCAGTAAGCTACAACAACCTAGTCGGTGTACTTATTGAAGCAGTCAAAGGCCAACAAGACCAAATCAACAAACTAAAGGATAGGTTGAATGGGCTTTCAAGTTAACGGTGTTGAGTGGGTAAACAATAGTGGACACTTCACTCAAGGTTTAAAAACTGGACAAGGCAATGCCATGACAGGTACAGGCTCGATGACCACTAATACGTCTGCTGTTGGAACTTTTGGTACTACTCGTAACTCCGTAGGTAGTATCGCATTTGGTATCGCTATTGATGGTCTAAGCAGTTATACAGCAACTCCTGCAAATAGTTTTGGGCCACTATTTCTTGGA